GTACGCGCAGCGCAACCAGCCCATCAACGAGATCACTTCGCTGATGTCTGGTTCGCAGATCAACCAACCTAACTTCGTCAACACGCCGGGGTCGCAGATCGCGACCACCGACTTTGCCGGCATTACCAACCAAAACTTCCAGAACCAGATGGGCGTCTACAACGCCCAGAACCAGAATTATCAGCAGCTGATGGGCGGCCTGCTCGGGCTCGGCGGGCAAGCCATCAAAGCCTCCGACAGGCGCGTCAAGGAGAACATCGAGCCGGTCGGCGAAGTGCCGATGGCGAGTGTGTTCAGCGACAGCAAGGAGCTGCCGATCTACCGCTACAGCTACAAGGGTGACCCGTCATCGGCCAGGCATGTCGGCCCGATGGCGCAGGACGTCGAGAAGATCGACCGCGGCGCGGTCAAGAATATCGGCGGCGTCAAGCACATTGATACCCAGCGCGTCATGGGCGGCATCCTGAGGGCAGCGTGATGGCATTCGATAACCCGCTTGGTTTTTTCTTTGCTAGCCGCGCGTCGGCGCCATCCTCCTACGAGGCGCTGGCAGCGCGACGCAGGATTGCAGAAGCGATGATGGCGCGGCAGTACCGGGCGCCGCGTAACGTCGGCGAGGGCCTGACCTCGATTGGCGAAGCGATCGGCGATCGCGGCTTCTACGACAAGGTGCTGCAAGAGGATGCCGCCTCCAAGAGCTACGAGGGCGAGAAGACCGCAGCGCTGCCGCCGCCGCCGACCGCCTACGAGCCCTACTCGCCGACGCCGCGTCCGGTGGTGACGCCGCCGCCACCGCCGGCATCGCCGCAGGCCAATGCCACGCCGCGCAGCGTGCCGGTGACTGACGATGCGATCACACCTAATCCGCTGCCGCCGGATCAGCAGCAAGATCCCGATAGTCCCGTCATTCGGATGCCGAGCCCGCAGGCGGTGCAGGACTGGCGCAGCAGCGTGCAAGTCCCGATCGTCCCGCCGCGGCCACAGCCTGGGCCGCGCTCGGAGGCGGCGCCATCCCCGCTCGGCGCCGCCAACATTCCGTCGATCGCTGGCCTGCCGCAGCTGTCGCCCAATGTGCAGACAGCTTCACTTCAATCAGGCGCAACCGCCTCCGACGCGCCAGACCCGGCGGCTGCGGCCGTGCGCGACAATCTTGCCAAGACGCAAATGGCGCAGAACGTATTCCCGCCGGTTAACGACGCCAGCAAGGCCACCATCCCCGCTGGCGGCTTCCCGCAGCCGCAGCCGACACCGCAGCCGCCACCACCGGCGATCAAGCCGGCGCCGCAGCCGCCGCCGATGCAGGCCGCGCCGGTAGTGCCGCCGCTGGGACCAAAGCCGGCGCCGCCGCAGCTGATGCCGACCGAGAACGATCGCACGAAGCATTACGAGGCGATCGCCGCCGATCCGCGGCTGTCGCCGCAGGCGCGGCAGCAGGCCAGCACGCTGGCGGCAACCGAGCGGGCGCAGATCAATGCGTTCAACGCCCAGAAAATCCAGGAATACAACAAGTATTTGGAGCCGTGGATTACTGCGGAGCAGAAGTTGAAAGATCCGCAGTCGGTCTACGCCGCCGAGAAGGCCAGGCGCGAATTAGAGGGCGAAGGCGCCACGCCGCTGACGCCAGAGCAGCGCCAGCAATACGGCATCAGCGAGAACCAGGCCGCCTACCTCACCCGCCGCGGCGAGATCAAGTTTGGCCCGGCCGGCACCAAGGTCGAGGTCAACACCGCCGAAAAAGCGGAAGGTAAGGGTGACCAGCGGCTGCAAGAGAAGCTGTCCGAGCATTTCATCAAGATCTTTGACGAAGGCGACAAGGCCAGCGACGATATCAAGCAAATCGCCGAGATGCGGGCGCTCGCCGCGCGCGTCGGCACCGGCGCCGGCGCCGTCGTCAAGCAGTACCTCGGCAAGGCCGGCATCAAGACCGAGGGGCTGGACGACATCCAGGCCTTGCAGGCCGGCGTCAGCCGGCTGATCCCGACCCAGCGTGTGCCAGGCTCCGGTGGCACGTCCGACTTCGACGCCGAAAACTTCAAAAATTCGTTGTTTGCGCTCAACAAGACCCCAGGCGGCAACACCCTGATTTTCGACACGATGGAAGGCTTGGCCAATAACAAGCTGGCGCGGGCCGACGTCGCCGGCCGGGTGATCTCTGGCCAGATCAGCCGCGCCGACGGCGTCAAGGAAACGCTCGAACTCCAGCACCAGGCCAAGGCGCTGTCCGACAAAGTAAAGGCGTTCGTCGAGGCAACCGGACCAAAGCCACCGGCGGCAATAATCCCGAGCGACGACACCATGCGGGAGTTTCTCAAGAATAACCCCAACCACCCGAAAGCGGATGAGATCCGCAAACACCTCGGGGGGCAGTGATGGCTGAACCCAACATCGACGCCTGGCTGGCGAGCAAGACATCGACCGACCCGGTCGACGCCTGGCTGGCGGCAAAGGACGCCCAGGCGGCCCGTCCGCCCCCGCCTGACGACCCCTTTGAGGCCGCCGCCGCCAGGGTGGCCCGCGGCGTCAGGAGCCCGGTGCGGGCCAGCGGGCCGAATAGCGCCTTCCGCGGGGCCGAGGACCGTGCCGAGGCCTTCGGTTTTGGCGCCGGCAACACCGCCACCCTCGGCATGATGAACCGCGGCTTCGGCCTGGCCAATGACATCAGGACCGGCGAGCCCTGGGGCACCGGCACCGACAAGATGGCGGCGCGCGAGGAGGAGATCCGTAAAGCCCATCCTGGCTACCACATCGCCGGCAGCGTGGTCGGCGGCGGCGCCACCGGCATCGGCGCGGCTAGAGCAGGGCTAGGGTTCTCACGCGAGGGCGCAGGCCTGCTGGCGCGGCTCGGCATGGGCGCTGGCGAGGGCGCCGCCTTTGGCGCTGCCACCGGTGCGGGGCAGACCTACAGCGGCAAGATCGACGACTACGTCAAGAACGCCATTGTCGGCGGCGCCTTCGGTTTCGGCGGCGGCGCGATCGGCGAGGGCGTCGGTGCCGGCGCAGCTGCAGGCTGGAATGCGCTGCGCGACACCACCCAGAAGGCGTTCCCGGCCCCGCTGATGCGGGGCGCCAGGGCCGACGTCCAGGGGCTGGAGAACCTTCCCAGGCTCGGCCCGGATGCCATGCTGGCGGATGCCGGGCCATCCATGCAGGCCACCGCGCAGCAGGCGGCGCTGGGTATCGGGGATAACCGTACCTCGATCGTCAATGCACTGATGGAACGCGACAAGGGCACAGTGCCGCGGCTGCAAGCGGATACGACGGCAGCCCTCGGCCCGGCCGAGCGGCCGAGCGTAATCCGCAACGAGCTGGAGGCTAACCGCCAGCGCATCAACGCCGAGGAGTACACGCCGCGGCTGGAGGGCCAGCGCATGAACCCGCAACTGGCCAATGACGGCATGGATCAGCTGACCCAGATCGAGCGGGCCTCCCGCGTCAATCTGCAAAGCGTGCGCGATCGGATCATGCAGCCGGGCGTTGGCGCCAACCGCGCCAACATGCCGGATCTTGACCCGCAGGCCTGGCTCAACGCCCGCCACCACATCGACGATTTGATCACCCGCGCCCAGGGCCAGGGCGCCAACCACCAGGTCGGCGTGCTGACCAGCGTGCGGAATATGATCGACGAGCGCCTCGCCGCTTCAGTGCCTGGTATCAAGCAGGCGGATGCCATTGCCCAGGCCAATACGATCGCCGGCCAGGAGCTGACCCGCGGCGGCCAGGTGCTCGACACCGGCAAGGAGGCGCTGCACCCTGGCGACCTCGCCGACATCATGCAGACCAACGCCATCCCAGCGCACCCGTCAGCGCCTCCTGGGCCGCCCTCGGCCAATGTCCGCCTGCGCCAGGGCGCGCGGGCCGAGATCGACCGCCGCGTCGGCACCCAGAGCAACGACCTCACCGCGCTGGAGAAGACCTTCGGCACGCCCGAGGACTGGAACGCGGAGAAGCTGGTTCAGATCTTCGGCCCCGAGCGGACGCAAGCAGTGCGCGACAGCATCGCCCGCAACCGGCAATTCCGCGAGACCTACCAGCGCATCGCGCAGGGATCAGACACCGCGCAGCGGGCGGCCGCGGCCGAGACCGCCAGCGCGCTGCCACCGTCGCCGCCGATCCGCAACGTCGCCTCCACGATCGAGCAGATCGGGCGGTTTGGGTTCAAGCAGTACCAGGAAGCGCAGAAGCAGGCGCAGCGCGAAGCGATCGCGAAGCTGATGTCGGAGCGTGACCCGGTCGTGGTCGAGCAGCTACGCCAGGCACTGCTGGAGCATATTCGCGGCACCGCACCAGGCGCGCAGCGCATTGGGCGGAATGCGCGCAGCAGCATCCAGGGCGGCGGCGCCACGCTCGGCCCGGTCTACAACGAATACATGCAGTGAGGTCAGGTCATGCCGCGCGATCCCGCAGGAACATACAGCTACCCCCACGGCATCGAGGGCGTGCCGGATCAGGTCGTCGACAGCAACGACTACAATTCGTTTCTGCTTGACGTGCAGTTAGACCTCAACTTCCCGCGGCCAGTGATCGCCGGCGGCACCGGCGCCACCAGCCTCGCCGAGGCCATGGCCAATCTCAAGGGCGAGGTCACGCAACAAGTCGTCGATAACTACGCCAGCTTTCCATTTGTATCCGGCTCGTTCTACTCGCCGGCAGTCACCAACAACGGCTCGCCGGTCTCGGGTCACGCCTTTATCGGCATCTGCTACGCCACCGACGCCAACAACATGGTGATCGAGGCCCGCGACGAGAGCGACACCTCGGTGCCTGGCCGCAAGTATATCCGCGAGAAGAAGGCCGGTGTCTGGACATCGGCGTGGAAGGTCGATGGCAAGACCATCGTCGGCACCAACGAGGGCGTCAGCTCCGACACCGGCGATATGTTCTTCGGCATCACCGGCACTGCGCCGAATTCATTCTTCGTCGTTAACAACAAGGCCGACGCCAGCGGCAGCAACGTCCTGGTGGTCAACAAGGCCGGAACGGCCGCCAGCGTCCCTGGTAATTTTGCCGCAGCAAGCGCCAGCATCAGCGGCACCCTGAGTAGCGGTGCGTTTACTGTCACCAGTATCAGCGCATCCAGCAGTATCGCGACCTCCAACAATTACTTTACTGGTGGCGGTGTCGTTTATCTGAATTGGCCTACTAACAACCGCTATCTGCAATGGGACGGATCGCGCTATCAATTGCCGGGCGCTCCGCTGCAAATCGGCGGCCCGGTTGATAACAATTCAGCCACGACGGTGGGGTGGGTGGCGGGCTGGGCGCAGCCGGCCCTCGGATTTACGCCGGTGCGCCAGAGCGGCGGCATCTACCAGCAGACCAATACGATCTACATCGGCTGGGATGGCGGCGGCCTGCGAGCGCAAGTCGATGGCACTGACCTGGGCCGCCTCTACACCGAGATCAACACGCCGTTTTCCGGCACGGTGGTCACCAATATTCAATTCGTGTTTGCGGGCGACGTGTCCGCGCTGGATTACGGTCACACCGTGACGGCAGAGCCCCGCAACGGCGGTGTCATGACGGGATGGTCGAGTTCGTGGGGCGCCGGCTACCCGACACCAAGCACCTACCGGTTTCGATATTTGCAAAAACTAATCAACGGCGCATGGGCCACAGTGGGGTGGTAGGATGAAAGATCACGGCACCTGGACGCGGTACACACCCGCTAACGCACCGGGCATTTTCCCGACGAATACGCTCTACGCCAGGCGCGATCGCGATGGCGTCGATTGGTACGATTACGTCAAGGACAACCACTTTGAAAAGAACAGCATCAAGCTGACGGTGCGGGCGTGGAAGGAAGGCGGCCCCGTCATCGTTTCCGCCCCGCAGCTGGAGGCGTCGCACCTGTTTCCAGCGGATCATCGCGTCATCGAGATCGAGGGCGACTATTCCAACCTCGACGAGGAGGCGCGCATCAAACAGTTTGCCGGCAAGGTCATTGATCTCCAAACCGGGCGCCTGTCAGAGCGGCCCCCGCCGACCCTGCCACCGTCGCCGCTTGAGGAAAAACTCGACGCCATCATGGCGCGGCTCGAACGACTGGAGAGGAGAGCCTGATGCCGCGCCTGGGCAGTGGCCAATATTATCTGCCACCGGGGACGACGGCTGCGCCCGACACCACGGTCGAAAGCGCACGCTACAACATCTTCACGGCCGACATCGAGACCGAGATCAATCAGATCCACACCGACACTGCGGGCGTCAACGACCCGGTGACGGGATTGCCTAGCAAGGTCTCCAAGGTCGGGGATACCATGACCGGGCCGTTGGTGCTGCCCGCGGCGGCGCCAACGCTGGCGACGCACGCCGCCAATAAGTCCTACGTCGATACGACCGCGACGGCTGCTGCCAGCGGCAAAGTCTCCAAGGCAGGCGGCGACACAATAAGCGGCACACTGACGATCAATGGCGTGCTGACAGTCAACGCTAACACCAATGTCGTCGGCGACCTCAACTCGACCAGAGGCACCGGGACGACCGGCGTTGTCTATCTCGGCAACAACGCCGGCACGCGCTACCTCTACTATGACGGCACGCGCTACATCCTCAACGGCGCAGCAGTGCAGATCGGGTCGCCTGCGGTTGGCACCGATGCCGCGCGGGTGGACTGGACCGACGCCAACTATTTGCCGCGCGCGGGGGGCACCATCACCGGCGCGCTCACGGTCAACGGCGCGCTCGTCCATCAGGCGCAGTCAACTTTCAACGCTGGTTGGATCGCCAACAACGCCGCCGGAAAAATCTACGGTGATGGCAGTAATGTCATGATCCAGGGCGCTGGAGGCGGCAACGACGCCATGATGACCTTTCATCGCCCCGGCGCATTCGCCTGCAATTTCGGTCTCAGCGACGACAACAATTCGTTCAAGTACGGCGGCTGGTCCTTCGGCGTAGCGTGGTGGCGGTTCTGGACCGAGCGTGAGTGCGGCTTCCCGGTCAGCGACGGGCGGCTGGTTCTAGTAGGAGACAGCGGCCTGGGCACCGCACCTAACGGGGGAGATTATATCGTTGAACTGTGGCCTGGCGCGGTCATGACCGCTTGGAAGATGACATCTTTCGATAACGGCGGCGGATACACCAATGCCATTAACGGGTTTCGCATTCGCTACATGCAACTGAAAACTTCCGGCTGGTACACCATCGGGTACTATGGATGACGCATGTCGATCATGGTTTCTGGAAACTTTACACGCGGGCGACACCGCGCGCGGATGCGCCGCCGGGCGCGATGTTTGCGGCGCGCGAAAGCGACGGTCAGGACTGGTACGAGTATGTCCATCCTAACCCCAACCCGAATTTCAAGCCTGGTAACGTTGTCATCGCTGCAGCCTGGCGCGAGGACGTCAACGGTTATGTCGTCGGTCCCGCGACCTACGACCCGACCGCGATCTTCCCGGCGGGTCACATTGTGTGGGGGATAGACGACTACACCGGCAAAGATCCGCAAGGAGACCTCGGCAACAAGATCTATGACCCCGCCACCGGCACGTTTACTGACATGCCGCCGATCGTCCCGCCGCAGGCTCAGTTCGAGCGGCGCGTCCTCAGCCTGCTGGAGACCTTGATGGCGCGCGTGGATCGCCTGGAGGGTAAGAAATGAGCGAACTCAAGGGTTGGGTCCGCGCCAACGCCACCCTGGTCTATTTCCTTATCGCGCAATTCATTGCGGCGGGGGCGTTGGTCGCGAGTGCCATTGCCTATGGCGTGCAACTCGAAAACAGGGTTCACACCATGGAAATTCGTGGCGCCGCCTATACCGTGGCTCGCATGGACGAGATGAAGCTGGCGATCGCCAGGCTGGAGCAGAACATCGAGAAGAACGAAGAGAGTATCAAGCTGATCAGGGAAATAATGACGCGCCGACTTAACCCACCGTGAGGGTGCCATGAATGATCACCTCAAACTATCGCAAGCCGGCGCCAATCTGATCCAGCACTTTGAAGGTTGCCTGCAAAAAAAGGGTGAACACTTCGTCCCCTATAGGTGCCCAGCAGGAGTTTGGACCGTGGGGTGGGGTACGACACGCATCGGAGGAAAACCAGTTGACCCATCTATTAAATGGACCGCTAGCCAATGCAATGCGGCGTTTCTGGCAGATATGGGGACGTATGAGCGAGATGTACGGAAATGTCTCAAGGTGCCTGTTAGCCAGAACGAATGGGACGCCCTCGTCTCCTTCCACTACAACACAGGAGGGCTCCCCAAAAGCACCCTCCTCCAAAAATTAAACTCTGGTGATCGCAAAGGCGCGGCGGCAGAATTTCATCGCTGGAATAAAGGCGGCGGCAAAGTCCTGCCGGGGCTGACGCGCAGACGCGCGTCCGAGAGCCTGCTGTTTCAGGGCATCAAAGATGCGAACTACGACGGCAAGGCTGACCCTCGACCGCCGGTCGAGCCGATGCCCCAAGCGGTAGACCCACCGGAGGACTAAGCCATGGGCGGTGCAATAGGCGTTTTGATTTCGATCATCGTGACGCTGATTATCGTCGGCGTGATTTGGTGGGCGATCCAGCAGCTGCTGCCGCTGATCCCGCTGGCCGAGCCGTTCGCGACCATCATCCGCGTGCTGCTCACCGTGATCCTGGTACTGATTGTGCTGTGGGTACTGCTGACGCTACTAGGGTTCGCCGGCGTGCATGTCGCCTCGCCCTTTCGGTAACGACCGCGAGGCGCTACCGCCGGCCGAGCCGTTCAGGCCTGGGGTGTGTCGTGGTTGCTAGCGAGGGCGGCGCTGGCGATGCATTCCGTTTCGTAAAGGTCATGCGCGCCAAGGATATCCCGCAGCGCCGCCTCCAGCGTGGCGATGTGTTCGACTTGCTCAAGCCCGCGCGTAACGGCTCGATCAAGCCTCGCTTCCAGTGTCTCGATGCGGGTGGCTTGAGTAGCGACCAAGGCTCGCATTTCCTGCTCGTAGTATTGTTCTCGCGTAATTCCAAGGGGGATTTCATTCGGATGAATACGCCAGAACCGCTTGGCAAGCGCAGCAATCGCGTCGCTCATTTGTCCTGCTCCGGTGCGAGGGCGGCGCAGACCACATCGTCTATGTCCTGATTGAAGGTCGCCGGGCTGTCGTTGATGGCATCGACCCTGCGCAGCGCCGCCTCCAGCGCCTCGATGCGGGCGGCCCTCGTCGTGCAGACTTCTTTCAGGCCTGATACCAAAGCGTCGCGTTGATGGATCATGGCGATTAAGTCACCTCTGGTGTACTCAGGAGAAATAGGCGTCATTTGTCTTGCTCCGGTGCGGGGGCAATAAATCAATAACTGCTCCCATGCGCGCATGTCGGATGGCTGCTCCAGCGTGGCGGCGATGTGGTCCGCTGCGGCGTTGAGAAGACGTTCTGTCTGGTTCATCGGTTTTTCCATTCGTCCAGCATCCACGCCACGATCCAGCCGAGCAACCCAGCGGCGAGGCAGCATGCCACCATGTAAGGCAACCACGATGGCATGCTGTTCCCTTCCGTTCAGTGGATGCGCGTCACACTAAACGAAACGCTTGGCCATCCTGGCGGCGCTTACGCATCGCCAGGCCACCAACACCAAAGAACCCGAGTATCATCATGAACCAGGTCGACATTTCCGGCACGGCCGCCGCCAAGGGCGCGACGTCGATACGGAAATGCTCGAAATCAGTGATGTGACCACCAGCGGAAACGAACAGGTCCAGATCCCAGATGCTCTCGCCATTGATGGCTTTGAAGTCGAACCCGGATTGGCCGCTGCCGAGAGTGTAGCCGCCACCCCCAAGCCCTGCGACACCTCCCGCAAGGTTGGTGTAGTTGAACGTCTTGAAGGTGCCGTCCGCCTCCAAGGCAGTCACGCGGAAGAATACCTCACCGTCACCCTTCAGGGAGAAGATGTCTCTGTTGATGCCAAGCTGGGTCAGATTGGTGGAGTTGAAAACCGTGATATCCAAATCGCGCGTGTTCACGATTTTGATATCGTTACCATTGGCAGAACCGGAGAAGTTGCTGCTGCCAGATAAATCCTGGAAGCGGACAACCTCATTGTTCTGGCCGTTAAGACGACCGAGGATCAGACTGGAAGAGGCAACACTGGAAAATACAACATTGTTGCCGGTGCCGCCCTGGCCGGTGGTGTCGAGGACAATATCGGCCCTCGCCGCCCCCGCGAACGCAAGTAAGGCCGTGGTCGCTAACAAAAGTCGCTTCATCTAAATTCTCCTGATCAGAGGATGGTGCGGAATGCACCGCTAAACACAAAGCAAGTCTTGTGCTTGGCGGTGCCCTCCTCCTATATTCTCGACTGCTCCGCTGTGATGACGGAGCATTAGCCCTGGCGCGGCCCAATCAGCCCCCAAGCCCCAAGTCGCGCCAGGGCATGCCCCCCTCAATCCATCCTCGACACTTCGTAAGATCCGCCCGGCTGGAAAATCGCCACCAGCCCGTAGCGGTACATCACGATCAACTCATCCCGAAACGACCAGAACGCGATCGGCGCCAGCGCCGGGTCGCCGGGATATTTCAGCATCAGCCCGGCACTGCCGGTTCCTGCCGCCTGGCCTACTTCAAACCCTTTGATGGTGTGCCATCCCCCGCCGTGCTGGTAATTGGCGTCAAACTGCTCCTTGGCGGGGCGGGGGTCGTTCAGATTGAGGAACTCGGGCACCAGCCCAAGATCCTCTGGCTCGGTCCGACCGAGCAGCACAATGCTCATCATCGGTGATGCACCCCGTTGAGATGCGCGCGGATGGCGACCTCGATCAGGACGACGAGCCCGACAGTGACGAAGCTGGCAAACATCGCCATGATCATCGCTTGTACCTCCCGTAGGCATAGTGCGAGGCGGCGCAGGCGGCGTCGGCATCGGCGTCGGGCGGCTTTGGTGCCTGACCCTCGTCATGGCGGCCACCCCGCTCGGCGGCCTTGTTGATGGCGTCGACCAGGCGGGTGACGAGTTTATCGTCGTTGAAAAACAGGGTTATCTCCGTGTCGTTGCGGGTGCCGGCGATGCGTATTGTGATCGGCGCCCCCAGGGAATGCGGCGCCCGCGCCGCAACTGAATAGACGTCGTGGATTGTGATGATACTTGTAACAGCCATTTGGCCCTCCGTTGTGAAGAACGCGACGATACGCTGCCGCGATCGCTTGCACAATGGCTTTTGACCCATTAAGGTTTGGTTCATGAAAAAATTACATCCGACTGTGGAAAGTCTCCTGGTTGAGATCGACGCCTTTATTGCCAAGACCAAGACCGATCCGACCAATTTCGGGCTCGACGTCATCAATGACGGGCACTTCGTCAACCGGCTGCGCCACGGCCGGGTGCCAAAGCTGCACACCATCGACCGCGTCCGCGCCTACATGGCCAGCAAAACCAAGGCGGTACGACCTAAATGATGACAAAAATGGATTGGACACCGGAGATGACCCAAATGCTGCGCAGTCTGAGGGCCAAACGAGGCGTTAACGCCATTAGCTTCACTGACATTGCGGAGCGCATGACCCAACGGTTTGGCGTCCCCTTCACCAAGAATGCCTGCATCGGCAAGGCCTTCCGGCTGCGCCTGCGAAAGTCTCGCCGGGTCAAGTCGGGCCGGAAGAAGAAGGCCGAGCAGATCCAGGCCCGCGCTGAGGCGCTCGCCACGCCAGTGCCGATCGAGGCCGTGCCGGAAGCCGAGACCACCCCTGTCGCCGCCCCGATCCAGCCACTGCTGCGGCGCCGCATCAAGGGCCAGCCGATCGACATCTACCAGCTGCGCTACATCGACTGCCGCTGGCCGCTCGGGCCGCCGCTGGCCAAGCCGCCCTTCATGTATTGCGGCTGCCCGACCGAGCCTGGCAAAGTCTACTGTCCCGCCCACCATGAGCGGGCGCACTCCACCCCGCAGCCAAGGAAGGCAACGCTATGACGACGAGGGCCGAGATCATGGATCTGGAGGAGCATCTGGTCAGGAAAATCGGCGTCGCCATCGGCGACGTCCTGCAACTGGTCGACGACCCGAAACAGCAGACCATAATCCTGGGCACCGCCGTGACCGTCATATTCGACGCCGCCGTTAATATGATCCGGGAGGCCTACGAGGCCGACACCGGGGGCGAGGCCAACGTCGAGGCCATCATGTACATGCTGCTCAAGGAGTGCGTCGAGCGCGCTAAAGCGCGGGCTCGGCATGAAACTTCCGCAGATATTCCTCGAACGCCTGCTGCGCGCTCATCTTAAAATGCACCCGGTTCAGTTTTAATTGGTCAACTGTGTCGGCTGCCGTACAGACACGGACGATAACCGGCTTAGTCTGACCGGAACGATAGAGCCGGGCTATTGTTTGCTCCCATAATTCCGGTGACCACGTTGGCGCAATCCATGCCATGTCGGCACCGCCGTCTTGCAGATTAAGCCCGTGGCCACCGGAAGCCGGGTGCAGTGCCAGGAACGGCAGCTCCCCTGCATTCCAGCGTTTGATGTGCAGATCGTCCTGGGTCGCCGCGCCGGCGCCGAGGCAGGGCAGATCCTCCCCGAAGATGTCGCGCATGGCGTCGAGATCTTCCTTGAATTCGTAGATCAGCAGCATTGGGCCGACCGCGTCGTCCTTCAGATCGCGCAGCCACTGCCGCTTCTCGTCGTGGATGCCGATCGCCTTCAGCTTGCCGGTCTCCTCATACAGAAAACCGTTCGCGATCTGCGCCAGCTTGCCGGTGGCCACCGCCGAGTTAGCCGCCAGGATGTTGACGGGGTAGACGCGCGCCAGCAGCTTCTCTTCCATGTTGTGGTAGATCTCGCGCGCGTCGCGCGGCAGCTCGACGCGGTCGAAAATGATGCTCAGTTCCGGCAGCTGCGGCAGCTCGTCCTCGGTCAGCGTCACCGTCAACGGTGCAATTGCTTCATTTAGCTTGTCATTTGCACCGGGGAGTTCCCGCCAGTCGTAACCCTGGAAATCGGTCGGGTAGAAATACTCCTTGCGCCAGCTATAGAACGATCGCCCCCACAGCTTGCCGCGGGTGACCAGCCGCACCGGCATGAACAGATCCTGCGCCGAATTCGGCCGCAGCGTACCGCTCAATCCCCAGACCATTTTCCAGCGCCCGGCAAACTTCGCCAGCACATTGGCGCGGCGGCCTTTCGGGTCTTTGAACTTGGAGATCTCGTCGATCACCAACAGGTCGAACAGCGGGCTGTCGGTCGGCAGCTTGGTCAGCTCCTCGACCAGCCACTGCACGACATCGATGCCGACAATGGTGACGTCGTAATTGCCAGCATCCGCCAGCTGCTTCTGCCGCTGCTCGGGCGAGCCCGTCAGCACCTGGTATCGCAATTTTGCGATATGCGCCCACTGCGCGATCTCATCCGGCCACACAGCCCTGGCCACCCGTTTGGGTGCGATCACCAGCGCGTGGGCGATGTGGTTACCCCACAATAGCTCTTCGATCGCAGTCAGCGCCGCGGCGGTCTTGCCGCCGCCGGGGCGGACGACGCACAGCGCCTCGTCGTGAGCATACAAATGATCGACGATGCGGTTCTGGTAACCGCGCAAATCTGATTTCTGTCTCATGGCGTGTACTGGCACATGACCGTCAGCACCAGACGCGCGCATTCCTGCCAGTTTCTTGACCGGTAGACTTCTTCGCTGATCGTGTTGCCCTTGCCGCGATAATTCTTTGTCGGGCTGTCGGGGCCGAGCCGGATGCGCATGTTGTCGCGTATCACCATCTTGCCGAGCGGCGTAGCGAGTTCGATGCGGGCCGGGGCGCCGCTGATGTTAAGGCGACGCTGTATGACGCCGTCGACGAAGTAATAAGTGGTGTAGCCGTGCTTGCGCAAATCGGTGCGCCGCGACGACACCGTCTGGTGCCGCATGTTGAGTATGCGTTCAACTTCTTCCGACGTCGTTCCTATCTTCAGCGTTCGCATGTCAACTCTCCTGCTTGGTGTAGTACGGGCTGATCGTTTCCTCGCTCATCAGCGGCAGACCGTCGCTCCAGTCGAAGCCGCGCTGCATCACTTCGCGCAACCGCCGCGCAATATACTTGGCGTTGCTCTCGTTGCACTCTACTACAACCTCGTCGTGGGTATGCAGGCGGGTGTAGAAACCTTCCTCTTCCAGCCGCACCAGCGTGCCGCGCAGGCAGTCGGCCGCGACCGCCTGGACGATGTTCTCGCAGAACATGCCATGCCAGAGATTGACGCGGCCATAGCCGCGGGAGAAGCGCAGCTTGGTGGAGAATTGCCCGGTCGGCTGGTCGTCCTCGTCCAGCTCCTCAACGCGGTCGTAGCGGATGGCGCGATAGGTCAGCACACGCAATGAAGGCAGCACGCAGATCAGCGAGCCGCCGAGGTAGTTGGCCTCGTAGCGGTAGGCGACGCGGCCGGCGCTGAAGAATTTGCCAGGGTTGGTCAGGGCGCTCTCGACCGCTTCCATCAGGCGGGCCCAGAACGCGACGCACCAGGGGTTGGCCTCGCGCCAGCGGGTGACAATGGTCTTGGCCTCGGTATCGTCCAGGTGCAAGCCGTAGCCGGCGCCCATCGCGTGCAGGGCGCCGACGCCGCCGCCGAAGCCGAGCGCCAACTCGGCGACCTTGCCGCGCTGGCGGATCGGCTTGGTGACCTCCTGGATCGTGATGTGGGAGATCGCCGCCGCGGTGCGGGTGTAGATATCCGGCACCGACTTGTCGCGGTCGACCGCGCGGAAGATGTCGAGCCGGTTCTGATCGCCGGCGAGCCAGGGCAGTATGCGGGCCTCGATCTGGCTCCAGTCCGACCAGACGAACACCCGATCGCCGCCGGGGATGAAGGCCGGGCGGATCAGCAGCGACAACTTACGCGAGACCGGGCTGTCGTCGCCGAGGGTGCTAAATACCCCATAATTAACGCCCCTAAGCAGGCCCTCGATCGCGTCGTGCTCATATGGCAGCGTGTCGCGCGCCAGATTGTGGATCTGCACGCCGCGGGAGGATGCGCGGCCGGTCTGCCCGGCGCCGTTAAAGACGTACTGGCCATAGAGGATGCCGTCGACATGGCTGGACTGGATCTTGGCAAACTTGGCCGGCGTCTTGGAGCCGCCATAGAGCCGGATCTCCAGCGCGCGAATGACCTTGTGGAGGCCGGGATAGCGCGCCTTCATCAGGACAATCAGGCGCTGGACCTGGCCGCGCGTCAGCGCGAACTTGGCTGGGCGGGTGATGACGCCATCCTGGTCGGTCTCCTCCTCGCGCTCCAGCAGGATGGCGCGGCCCTCCGGGGGCAGGCGATCGAGCAGCCACTTGGTCAGCTTGGCGATCTCGTCGACGCTGTTAACGGCGCCGGCCGTGATCTGCGACAGCTCCTGGCGGGAGCGGACGCTATCTTCTGCGGCCAGGCTGGCCGCATGCGCCACCATCCGCTCGTCGACATAGACCCCCCGCTCGTTGACCCGTTCCATGGCCCAGTATTCGCGCCATTCCTCGATCGGCAGCTGGCGGGTGATCTTGAACACGTCCCGCATCGATGTGATGTCGCCGCGGAGATAGGTCAGGAATTGCGCCCATTCCTCTGGGTGGCTCTGTGGCGTGCCGCAGACGCCCCTGAGACCCTCCGGGGTGCAGAACAGCCTGATCAGGGCCTTGCCGCCCTCGACCTTGGTGTGGCTGCCGCCGGCCATCCTGGAGGCCATGGCGAGATCCGGCGGCAGGCCGGCGGCGGTCGCCTGCGCCATCACGTCGATGATGTCGTAGGGAGATAATTCGGGGAAATCGGTGGAGTAATTCCATATCGCCTTGTCGAAGCCGGCGTTCCACGCCGCCCAGATCGCCTCGCCGGCGACCACACGGGCGTGATGCGCGCGGAAGTCATCCGGCATGTCGTCCCAGAGCACCGGGTCCATGGCCAGGGGGCCGGTCACCGTCACCGGGTCACCCTCGCCGATCGCGTAGCCGCACAGGATCGCATCTGCCTTGGTGGCGTAGTGGAAGGCGCCGGCGGCCTTGATGTCGACGGTGGATCTGGTCTCGAAATCGAGCCAGCCGATGTCCGGGAGCGCAAAGGTGGCGCCGGCGCGTCGCATGATGATCCCCCAATAGTACGCTTAAATACGCGCATTAAAACGAACGGCCCGGTAATTCACTGAATTACCGGGCCATCTCTTTTTAGCGGGTCGGCCGGCGGCGCTGGCCGGCGTGGGCCTGCTGGGTCGACACCGGCTCTGGCGCGGCCGCAGGCGCATCCTCCCGCAGCACTTCATAGCCCTCGGGCACCAGGCGCGGCTTGCGGACCCGCGGCGGCTTGGCGGGGGCGGCCTCGGCCGCGGGCGCCGGCTGGGCGGGTGCGGCACCCGGCACGTCGCCGTTCATGTCGGCCCAGCCGGTCACGTTAAAGACCGGCTTGTAGATTTTGCCGTAGGTCGGGTGCGGGTACCAAGTATTGTCCAGCGTAACGATCGGGCAGGGCGCGGCCTTGCCGCCGGGCTGCGCGTAGTGACGCTGAAACACCTCGACCAGGGCGCCGATCGCCTGCGTGCCGCCCTGGCTCGGCGAGCGGAACAGCACCTGGACGCCGGCGTCGGTGCCGTCCATGCACTTCAGCTCGAACGAGCCTTGCGGGACGAAGTCCATGCCGTTGATCGGGGGCGGGCAATCCGGCGCCGGGCGGGCCATGCTGCCCATGACTTCGCCGAGTTTGCGGTTCTTCTGCCCGGGGACTTGCTTGGCCCACAGCACCCAGCCATGCATGAAGGTCATCGGGTTGACCAGCCAGTGCGAGCCTTCCTGTACTTCGTCCGAGCCCTGGCCCCAGACCCAGGTGCCGCTCTTTTCCAGCCGCAGCAGTGGCGTGCCGCCGGCGCCGGTGGCTTGCAGCGGCGAGGAGGCCACGCCCGCCATCAGCTGGCTGACGTATTCGTCGGGGATCTCAAGGCTGGTCGTGTTCGTGTTCGTGTTCGTGACGTCATTCATGTCCGTTTTCCTTTTCGTGTCGAAACAGGCTCAGTTGCTGGCGGCAGAGCCTTGGCGCCGCTTAACTCCGCAAGTGAAGCGCGGAATTGTTCAATCGCGAGCTGACGGTCGACGACCGGTGCGGGGTCGTCGGTCGGGCAGACCGTGGTCTCGGTGGTCGGGGGCGCTACGCGCAGCTCATCCGGGATCTTGACGCCGAGGCGCTTGGCGGTGGCATCGGCCGACTGGAACGAGACCAGCTTCTTTTGGTAGATTTCGAGGAGGCTGAAGCCGAGGTCGGTCAGCTCGCTTTGCACGATATCCTCGTCGACCCACTGCCGTTGCTTGGTCTTGGCCTTGAGCCGCCAGCCGGGGACTGAGCCGCCATCCTCAAGGTAGGCGTGCAGCTGCTCGTCGACTTCCTTCTTGTACATCGCGGCGATGTCGACCAGCGCCTTGGCCTTGGCGAGGTAGTTGGCGTAGGGCGTTGTTTCCCGTGAAACAGGCTCGGTGCGGTCCAGGCTCTCACTGGACATCGCGACCAATTCCAGGATCGGCCCGGTCCAGAGCGGACAATTCACTTTGCACGGCGCCCAGCGGCAGTGCTCACCCTTGGCCCGCGGCGGGTTGCGACCGACTGCCGTGACGACGGCCTGTTGCAGATCCTCGCGAAACCACTTGATATCGCGCCGGGTGACGGTGGTGTGGCTGATCGGATCTTCCGCGCGCGGCTGAATGATGGCGGCCACAAGCACCTTGGCGCCTTTGAAAAGCGGTTTCGCGCTGTTCATCGCCGCGGTGGCGTAAAACAGCAGCTGCGGGTTGACCAGGTCGCCCTCGGGGTCGCGGTAGACCGCCTTGACCGGGACGCCGGCGCCAAACTTCCAATCGACCAGGAAAACGTGATCCGCGACGCGCAGCAGGACGTCGCAAGTGCCGAATGCGCCGGGAATGTCGGGGAAGGTCACGCCCTTTTCGATCTCGATAGTCTGATAGGGCCACTTGTCGCTATCAAGGGTGATGTCGTATTCGGCCAGCAGCGCCCAGAAGGCGTGCAGCGCGGGGAGGATCATCTCGTCGAGATGGGCCTGCGTCAGCACGCGATCGTAGAAGTGCATGCCGACCAGTGCTTGCGCTAACGCGACGCTGGGACCGGCGGCGCCGCCCATCATGTAGGCCATCACCTCATGGGCGAAGCTGCCCTCTTCGGCGTATTGGGAGGCGACGTCTGCGGATGGCGGCAGCGCCATCGTGGCCTGCCAGGAGCCGGGGCAGGCCAGCACGCGGCCAGCGGTCGACCCGCCCACGATGGTAGAGTGATTGCTCATTGTGTTCGTGTCCGTGTTCGTGTTCGTGTTTAAAGTAGGCGCAGCATGCGCCCAGGGGACTGATGGTGTCAAGCCCATTAGAGAGTGCGATCGAGACTGAACTGGTGATGCGGGTGCGCGCGGCCGGCGGACGCTGCGAGAAGGTGACGGTACTGGGTAATCGCGGCTTCTTCGACCGGTTGGTGGTGCTGCCGGGCAAGGTGGTGTTCGTCGAATGTAAACGCCCAAAGGGCGGGAGATTGTCGCCGCACCAGATCGAGCGTCACCGTGTGTACACAGCACTAGGGGCAGTGATTGCCATCGTCGCCAACTCGGCGGATATTGATCGCCTCCTAAACGACTGAGGCCGCGATGCTCTCACACCGCGGCCCGTCATTCAGCTCTCAACCCCGGACAAAGGTGGATGAAAACAGTGACCTATTCTGACCTAACCTCCCGCCGATTGCAACTGCTCGAACAGGGCTATTCCATCCTCCCAACGATCCACAAGGTGCCGGCGATCGGGGGCTGGAATGCGCCTGACTATGTGCAGCACCACATCAGCGCCGGCAAGCGCGGCAGCGCGGCGGCCCTGGTCGAGAGCTGGGAGCGGCGTTTTCCCAGATCGCAGTCTACCGGCGTGCGGATCGAGAACGGTCTCGGCGTGATCGACGCCGACGTCGACGACGCCGCGGCGATCGACGCCATCCTGGGCATGCTCAAGACAATCGCGCCTGAGGTCTACGCCCGCGCGCCGACGCGGTACGGCGGCGGCGCAAAAATGGCGCTGTTTATGCGCCCCGCCGGCGAGGCCTTCACCCGCATCGCCAGCCGCAAGTACCGTCGCCCAGGTGACGGGCCAGACCAGTACCATTGCATCGAGATCTTCGGCGGCAAACCCTTCAAGAGCGGCGTCTGCTCGCGGCAATTCGCCTGCTATGGGCCGCGGTCTGACACGACCGATTATGTCTGGGACGAGGGCGTGCAGGCGCTGCACGAAGTGAATATCGGCGATTTGCCGGCGATGTCGCGGGCGCAGGCCTACGACCTCCTGGCGGCATTCGAGCATTGGGCGGAAGGCGCCGCGGGCTGGGTCCGCGTGGTCGACATCGACGAGGGCGACGGGGAGGGGGTTGACATCTACGATATCGAGCCTGACAGCAAATTTGAAGTCGACGCCGATGTGGTCGACCTGGCCGGGCTGGAGGAGATGTACCACGCCCGCTCTGACTTGCGATGTACGGCTAATTTCATTGCCGGTGAGAATTCAATCACGATCGATCGTTGCAGCGTGTTCTGGTCGAACCGCTACTCTTGCCTGGTCATCAAGGACTGGAAAACCAACGCGCGGCACTACCCGGTCGAGCACAAACCGGTTGAGGGCGAGGCGATCGCGGGCGCTATCGGGGAGTTGGCCGCGGACAGCGGAATGCTGCTACCGGCCGACACCAAAATGCCGCCCAAGGCCAAAATTGACGATTTCTACGCCTTCCTGCCCAAGCACACTTACATCTACCGCCACACCGGCGAGATGTGGCTGATTACGGGCATCAACACCACGGTCGACCGCGTCGTGGTCGGCGTCGACAAGGACGGTGTCCCCGTGACGGTCCCGGCCGCGCTGTGGCTGGACCGGCACCGGGCAGTGATGCAGATGACCTGGGCGCCCGGGCGCCCGCAGCTGATCCTGGACCAGGTGACGTCGGAGGGCGGTTGGCGGCCCCAGGAGGGCGCCGCGATCTTCAATTCCTATCGGCCGGCTGAACCCGCCACCGGCAAGCCGATCAATGCCGCGCGCTGGATTGAGCTGATAGAGACCATCTACCCCGACCATGTCGACCACATCCTGGGGTTTTTCGCCCACCGCCGGCAGAAGCCGGCCGAGAAGATCAACCACGCGCTGGTGCTGGGCGGGGCGCCGGGGATCGGCAAGGACACCATCCTGGAGCCGCTGAAGCGGGCGGTGGGGGCGTGGAATTTTAAGGAGATCTCGCCACTCAATATCAGCGGCGCCAATACCGACTTCATGCAAAGCACGGTGCTGCGGGTCTCGGAGACCCGGGATCTCGGCGAGACCAGCCGGTACTCGTTCTATGAGACCACCAAAACCATGATCGCGGCGCCGCCGGATATGGTCAGGATCAACATCAAGCACGTCCCGCAATTCTACATCCCCAACGTCACCGCGGTGATCTTCACCACCAATTACGGCGCGGATGGCCTATTCCTGCCGCCCGACGATCGGCGGCACTATGTCTGCGGCTCGGAGGTTACCCAGGAACATTTCGACGCGAATTACTTCCGCGAGATGTGGGCCTGGTACGAGGCCGGCGGCATCAATGACGTCGTGGCCTATCTGGACGTCTACGACCTGGCCGACTTCAATGCCAAGGCCCCGCCAGAGAAGACAGCAGCCTTCTGGCGCATGGTCGACGCCGGGCGGGCATCGGAAGAGCCCGAGTTCAGGGAGGCGCTGGAGAGGGCCGGCAACCCCCTTGCAGTGACGATCAGCATCCTGACCCAGCACGCCGGTCCCGACCTCGGTGAGTGGATACGCGACCGCAAGAACCGTAGGAATATACCGCGGAGGATGGACGCCTGCGGCTTCGTGCCAGTCAGAAATGCCGGGTCTCTTGATGGCTCCTGGAAGATCGGAGGCCGCTCCCAGGCCATTTATGGACAAAAATCGCTATCGGTCGGGGACCGCTACCGCGCCGCGGAGCGACTAAAAATCGCCGAGGACGACCACGCGGACAAAATGAAGGGTAACGTGACACCGTTTAAGCCGCTTTGAGACGGTGAAGACGGTGAAGACGGTGGTTTTTCCATATCCTCAAAATAATGAAAAAAGATAGGTGGTGGTGGTGGCGGTAAAAAAGAGGGCGGTTCTGTAGAGTACAGTAGGAAACCACCGTCTTCACCGTCTTCACCGTCCAGACGGTATGCGTAAAACGAATACCGCCGGCGCGAGGCCGGCGGCGTAATTCAGCGTTTCTTTTTGGGTGCCGGCTCGGGCGCCGGCGGTGGCGGCGGGTAGACCTTGAAGGCGGCCGATACATCGATCGAGCCGCCGGTGCCGACCATCGAGAAGCCGTTCATGATGTAGCCGATCTGGAGCGCCTCCTTCTTCATGGCCTCGGTCGGGATCTCCGGCATGATGTACTGTACCTCCTCGGCGGCAACCGGGGAGGCGAGCAGCATGGCGAGGGTGAGGGTACGGTGCAGCATCAGACACACTCCAGTTTTAAGCATTCGGGACCGAAGCCAGACTTGATCGAGGCCGGCACCGTCAGCTTGCGGTTACAACGGCCGCAGCGGCCTTCGTGCCAGATTTCCAGCTGGCCGGGGATCGGCTCGTCACCATACATCCGCTGGAGGGCATTCCAGGCCCAGGCGAAGGCCTTGGAGGAGGGCGCGTCGGGACCGATGTCACCTGGCCGCGGCGTCTTGCGACCAGGCCAGAAGTGATCCTTGGCGATCCTGCCGAGGTAGCGGAAGTCCGCCTCGTTATCGGGGCCGCCCAGCAGCGAGACAAAGAAGATCTCGTCGTCCGGGTTGATGCCGGCCTTCAGCTTGTAGGTGTAGCGGTTGCCGGTCTTGACCGAGACCAGGGTGACGGTGGCGTTGCCGCCGAGCATGAACTTCTCGGCTTCGGCAACGGTGGCAAATTTAGCATTTTCCGGCATATCGGCTCCAGTTGGTGATGAACAACTCAACGGCCAATCACTATGTCAGATTGACCACGTTGTCAATTTGCCATAGATGTCTTTTATGTTACCGCAACGGAGAGCAAAACCAATGGATTGGCAGACACAGCGCGGCATGGGCCCAGGCCAGTACGCCGCCACCATCCAACAGCTTGGCATGAATAAGAGCCAGGCCGGCCGCTATTTGGGCGTGAGCCTGCGCACTGCGCAGCGTTACTGGGATGGCGACGCCGAGATCCCAGCCGCCACCGTGCTGCTGCTCCGGGCGCTGCTGCGCTACCAGGTCACGCCGATCGTGCCGCCCTGGCGGGGCCGCAAGGGCTAGCACCAAAGGCCAGGCTGGACACACCAGGGATAGCGCGTATAGGCTCCCCTGGGGTGCTTACGCGCCCTTTTGCCGCTCCCAAGGCAGGGTCCATTGGCCAATGCGAAGATCATCTCGCTGATTGATGCGGAGCTGCGCAAGGAAAGCGCCAAGACGTTCTCGGATCTGACGCTCGCGATCGCCACGATCGACGACGAGTTCGAGAAATTGCGCAGCATCATCAAACAGCTAGAGGCGCGCGTTGACCTATTGGAACACCAATAGGGAGCGGGGGTGTCCCCCCGGGTAAGTTGACGGCACCAAAGCGAAAAGTCCCGCTAGACCTCAAGTCGCTGGCGCGATCGTACACCGAGACCGCGGTGCAGACGCTCGGCGGCATTGCCTCCACCGGTGAGAGCGAGGCCTCGCGCGTTGCAGCCGCTATCGCGCTGCTCGACCGCGGCTGGGGCAAACCCAATCAACCGCACGACGCCCACGTCGACGGCGATATCCGCGTCATCATCCGCACCATCGTCGAGAGCAAGAAGTGAGCGGCGCCGGCGACATCCATGTGCCGGCCGAGGGCTGGTGGCCGCGCGCGCATCAGATGCCGCTCTGGACGCATCTGCAAGACGGCGGCAAGCGCGCGATCGCGATCTGGCACCGACGCGCCGGCAAGGATGAAATCGCGATGCACCACACCGCGGTGCAGATGGTCAAGCGGCCTGGGAATTATTGGCATGCCCTCCCCGAGTTCGCGATGTGTCGCAAGGCGATATGGAATGCGGTCAATCCGCACACGGGCATCCGACGTATCGACGAGTGCTTTCCGGTCGAGCTGCGCGAGAACACCAACGATACTGAGATGCTGATCCGCTTTCGCGGTGGCTCGACCTGGCAGTGTATTGGTAGCGATAGCTACAACCGCACCGTGGGCTCGTCGGCGGCCGGCATCGTCTACAGCGAGTGGGCGTTATGCAACCCAAGCGCGTGGGCCTATCACCGGCCGATGATCGAAGAGAACAACGGCTGGGCGTGTTTCATCTCGACGCCACGCGGGCACAATCACGCCAAGACCATGTACGACTACGCGATGCAGTCGCCGGGCTGGTTCGCGCAGCGGCTGACCGCCAGAGACACCGAGCTACTGAGCGAGAGCGAACTCAACGAGGCGCTGCGCGAGTATCAGGCGCTCTACGGCGCCGATGTCGGCCGTGCGATGTACGACCAGGAGATGATGTGCAGCTTCAACGCTGCGCTGCTCGGCGCTGCGTTCGCGCTGGAGATGCAGCAAGTCCGCGACGAGGGCCGCATCACCGAATGCGAGCCGATCGAGGGCGTGCCGATCGACCGTGCCTGGGACATTGGGGTGCGCGACGATACGTCGGTGTGGTGGTGGCAAGTTCAACCGTCAGGCCAGATCCTGATCCTGGATCATTACGCTGTGAGCGGCGTCGGCGTCGAAGTGATCCGCGATGAGGTGTTTCGGCGCGAGCAGCAACGCGGCTGGCTGCACGGCACCGACTGGGTGCCGCACGACGCCAAGGTGAAGGAGTGGGGCAGTGGAAAGACAAGAGTTGAGACAATGTCGACGCTGGGTCTCAAGCCTCTATTGGCGCCCTCTGCATCCCTTCTCGATGGGATTAACGCCGTTAGAAGAACTCTCCCTTTATGCGTGTTTCACCCGCGTACTGTCGACAGCGGTGTTGCAGCCCTTGAGCAGTATCAAAGGGAATGGGACGACGAGAAAAAAGCGTTCCGCGAGAGTTTCGTCCATAACTGGACGTCACACCCGACTGACGCATTCCGATATCTGAGCCTGTCCTATCGGCCGATCCCCGCGCGCCAGGCCGCGGCGCCAAAGCCAAAGGGTTGGGTGATCCCGCCGCCGCGGGAGCTACGCCGCGGAGGCATGCAGCTATGACCCCGCGCGAACGACATGACCTGGCCTACATCGCTGTCGCGGTCGTGGTGATCACGCTGGTCGGCATTCTGTATTGGGTGGTGACGAAATGACGAGCGAGCTGGTCTATCGCATGCGAACCTGTGCAGCCGCGCTGATCGGCGGCGACGAGGCCAAGCTGTCGGTGCTGCATCGTGATGCCGCGGATCTGCTGGCAGAGGCAAGCAACCGGCTCGACGTGCCCGAGCCGCTCGGCGAGCTGATGGATATCCTGACGGGCAAGCAGGCGCCGCCAATGCCGCCGCCGCCTGAGACCGGCGTTGCCTGGACCGACGTGCAGCTGCCTAAGCCTGTGATGGAAGCCAGGAGCGTCACCACCAAGCCGTGTCCGATGTGTGGCTCGATCGATGCGCGCACCGTGCGCCGCGTCAATCGCGTGCTGATGCTGACGTGTCCCGTGTGCTCGAACCAGTGGGAGTACGCGCCATGAGCCCGATCGACTTCGTTGCACCCGTTGAGGCCGACCTGGTCGACGAGGATTTCGACTACAACCCCGCAGTCGAGCCAAAATCAGCCAAGGCCTGGATCAATCTGCTGGAGGAGAGCGAGGACGCGTTCGACGATTGGAATACGCACTGCGATCGCATCGACAAGCAGTATGCGAGCCTGGAGCGTCTATCCAACATGGGCCGCGATAAAGAATTCGGCATGTTCTGGGCCAATTGCGAGGTGATCAAGCCATCGATCTACGCCAAGCCGCCGATCCCGGCCGTGACCACAAAATTCAAGGACAGAAGGCCTGTCTACCAGGAAGCCTCAGAGCTGGCCGAGCGATGCGCGACGGTGGCGTTTGATCTCGCCGGCATCGATGAGCTGATGAAGCTGGTGCGCGATGATCTCGCGCTGATCGATCGCGGCGTCGCTTGGTGTCGCTACGAGAGCGGTAAGGACAGTTACTACGGCCATGAGAAGGTCTGCATCGACTTCAAGAACCGGCGCGACTTCCTGCACAGCATCAGCCGTAACTGGCGCGAGGTGACTTGGGTCGCGGCCGCCAGCTATCTGACGCGCAGCCAGGCCCGCAAGCGGTTTCGCAAGCACAGTGGCGATGAGTACCAGAAGGCCGAGTACCGCGTCGATAAGGACGCCAAGGAAGTCGGCGGCGCCGATGCGCGGGAGCGCGCCGCATTCTGGGAGATCTGGAGCAAGAGCGACAAGCGGGTGCTCTGGGTCGCCAAGGGCTGTGACAAGATCCTCGACGAGGATGACCCGCATCTCGATCTCCGCGAGTTTTTTCCGTGCCCAAAACCCGCCTACGGCACGGTGCAGCGCGGCTCATTGATCCCCGTGCCAGATGTTTTGCAATACAAGGACCAGCTTGAGGAGATCAACCTACTAACCGGCCGCATCCACGCGCTGTCTGACGCGGTGGAGGCCAAAGGCTTCTACCCCGCCGGCGGCAGCGAGATTGCCGAGGCGATCCAGACCGCGATCGCCGTCAAGACGCCGGGTCGACTGCTGGTGCCTATCAGCAATTGGGCGGCATTCGGCGGCTCGAAGGATGTCATCATCTGGCTGCCGATCGACATGATCGCGACGACCATCACCGCGCTGGTGGCACTGCGCAAGCAAGTGATTGAGGACATCTACCAGATCATGGGCCTGAGCGACATCATGCGCGGCTCGACCGACCCGCAGGAAACGCTAGGTGCCCAGGAGCTAAAGACCGAATTCGGCTCGGTGCGCGTGCGCGACAAGCAGCAGGAGCTGGTGCGGCTGGCGCGCGACCTGGTTGAGATCACGCTGGAGATCATCACCGAGAAATTCTCCAAGCCGACCATCATCGAGATGAGCCAGACCCAGCTGCCGACGATCCAGATCCAGCAACAAGGCATCATGCAGCTGCAACAACAGATGATGGCGCTGCAACAACAGGCGATGCAGGCGCAACAACAGAAGATGATGGCGCCACAGCAGCCGCCGCAGCCAGGGCAGCCAGATCCCGGCGCGCAGCAGGCGCAGCAGCTGCAAGACCAGATGACGCAGCTCCAGGCCGAGCTGCAAAAGGTGCAGCAGAAGCCGACCATCGAACAGGTCTTTACCTTCCTCAAGGACAACCGCGCCAAGAGTTTCGTGTTGGACATCGAGACCGACAGCACGATCATGGCCAACGAGCAGGCCGAGAAGAAGAGCCGTACCGAATTTACCCAGGTGCTGGGCGGGCTATTACAGCAGATGGGGGCGCTGATTACGGCCGACCCCAAAGCCGCGACGTTCTGCGGCGAGATCCTCAAATTTGCGACCGCGCCTTATCGGGCGGGACGCCAACTCGATAGTGCGATCGACGAGTTCGTCGAGCTGATGAAGGCCAAGGGCGAGCGGCCGCAGGGCGACGACCCGACGACTGCGATGGGCAAGGTGCAGCTCCAGATCGAACAGCTCAAGCAGGCCACCGCGGCGCAGAAGAATGCGCAGGATCTCCAGATCGCCCAGGCCAAGCTGGCGCAGGAGGATCAGCACCATCAGAAGGAGCTGCAACTCAAGGCCGCAGTCGAGGCCGGCAAGCTGAATGCCTCGGCCGGCGACGACCAAGCGAAAGCGCAAGTGCAGAACCAGAAGCTGATGGAAAACCGCGAGGCGCACCAGGCGCACATGCTGGAGAACAGCCAGAAGATGGAATTGGACCGGCAGAAGGCGGGACTGGCGGTGCAGCAGCACGCACTACGCGCCAACGACATGCAGGCCAAGCAGCAAGAGCGTCAGTCGATGCAAGCCTTCAAGCAACAGCGTCCAATTTGAACAGAGGGAGAGTACCGTGGCGACATCAGCATTCTTCAAATACAACAGCTTCATCGACGAACTCAGCAAGGGCGGCCACAATCTAACGACCGCGGTCTACAAGGTCGCGCTGACCAACACGGCGCCGACTGCGGCCTCCGACACGGTGTGGAACACCACCGTGGCGCCGGCGCCGGCCGCGGCCAACGGCTATCCCGCGGGCGGCCTCACCATCACCACGACCACCGCCACCACCAGTGGCGGCATCTTCAAGCTGGTCCTGGCCGACACGGCGCCACCGTTCACGGCGACCGCCGGCGGCATCGGGCCATTTCGCTACGCCATCCTCTACAACTCGTCGGCCTCCAACAAGCTGGTCGGCTACTACGACTACGGCGCCGGCGGCCTGACGCTGGCCGCGGCTGAAACCCTGACGATGGATTTCGACGGGACCAACGGCGTATTCACGCTGCAATGATGCGGGCGGTCGTACCTTGCGGAGATTGTCATTTGTGCTGTCGGCTGATGACACCGATCCTGCCAGAGAAGGGCGACAACCCGGCTCAGTACGACACTGCGGTGTGTCTAACGCCGGGCAAAGAACCGTATCTGATCCTCAACCGCCAGGACAATGGCGACTGCATCTACCTCGACGATCGCGGCTGCACCATCCACGATCGCGCGCCGTGGGTCTGTCGTGAGTTCGATTGTCGCGAGGTGTTTCGCAATTCCGATCGGCAGGGGCGCAAGCTGGCGATCAAGCGCGGCACCATGAGCAAGGAGATTTTCAACCGCGGACGGGAGCTGCTGTAATGGCCCTGCCCGTTAACGTCGGCACCTTCTCGACAGCGGTCGCACCAGTTGGTCCGTTCCGGCTGGCGGCGGGATACGTTGGCAGTCCAGTCGTCAAGACGAGCACAACATTCTCTAACAGCAATACTGTCACCATCCCGTCTGGAGCCTTTTGTTGGGGTCAGACGTTTTTAGCTACCAATAGTTTTACCCTTACCGACATCAGGGTCGTTTTCAGTCTCATAACCGGTTTCCCTGTCGTTTCGGGCGTAACATGCGAGGTTCGAGCCGGTAGCCCAACGGGAACGTTGATTGGTTCATCAACCATCCCGGATTTTACAGTCACTGGCACCTCGTTTTACACTCTGAGGCTGGATGCGCCTATTGCTGGGATTGTCAGCGGGAATACTTACGCTTTCGTCTTTTATGCCACTGCTAGCAACATACAGATCAATGGAAACGTCGCCGGTGGCGGCGACGACTATCCCAGCGGTGCCGCCTATGGGCCGGTAGCTGGGAGTGATCCAGCGTCGCTTACTGTGCGGACATCGGTTTTCCCCATCGATTTTTATTTAGACCTCTTAACAAGAACCCTTAACGCTACTGACACTTTCTATTTCTTCGGTCGCAATGCCACCACGGCAACGACGCTCACCGTATTAAAGAGCCTTGGTAGTGACGTAGAGAATTGGATTAGCTTTGGTTCGGGCAAGACCGGCTTCACCACCGCGATCCTGAACCTATCCGCGTATCGTTCCGGCGACGTCGTCCACATGCTGGTGATGGACGGCACGCTTGGCACCAGTCAGGCGACTAAATACGTCTCTTACGATCTGTCCACCGATACGTTCCTCGCCACCACGGAGACGGTGGCAGTCGCGCAAGCCATTGCGGGGCAAACCGGTAATGCTAACTCGGGTGCCTCACTTATCGTCCGCCAGAACGGTGAGGTCGTCGCACTCTACAACGGCCTGCAAACCAAGGTCTCCGGCACGAACTACGCGCGAGTTTACTACCGGCGGCGAACCGGCGTTAATACGTGGTCGGCTGAAGTTCAGGTCGATAACAACACTGCGGTCGATCACAACGGCCCCGTTGTAGCTAAGGGGCCGTCCAATCGCGTCCATTTCCTGTTTTCTCTGTACACTTCTACCAACACAATCATACGAACGCTGACTTCCGCCAATGTGCTTGGCACTTACACCAATGCCGGTGCGCCGGGCGATACCTTTCCCGGCGATGCCGTCGCCTACGACAGATCAGGAACGACCAAGGTCGTCGCCACCAATCTGCGTAATGGTCAGAAGATCGGGTATTTTAATAGCTCTGACACGGCGAACTACACTTCGATCTACACGCCATCCAACTTTACAAACAGTCCGTCGTATCCCAAGCGCATCGGCGTCGATGGCACGGACGTTACGGTTGTCTACAGATCGCTTTCAGACAGTTCTCTCTATGCGGCTACGTCCACCGATGACGGTGCGAGTTTCAGCACACCGGTTCTGTTCTATTCGGGCACAATTACAAACGCTGATGCAAATCTATCCCGCTACGCAGGAGATGCCAGCCCGGTCTACACGCACGGCACCGCCGTCGTGTTGCCCTACATGGTCAACGAGGGCGGGACATGGAAATACAACGAATACACGATACGAACCACCGGGCCTAACGCCTACACGCTAACCGGCAATACGACGTCATTCGGTCTCGCCGGGTCCAGCACCCTGCTGGCGCGCGGCCTGACGCTGGCGCCGGATGCCGGCGCGTTCGCCTGGACTGGCGTCAATGCGGATCTCACGCCAGGCGTCGCCGCCAATAACTACACGCTAACGGTCACGGCCGGCGCGTTCAATCTCGCCGGATATAACGCTGATTTGGCGCGCGGTCTCTTGCTGGCGCCGACCACGACCGCGTTCAACCTGGGCGGCACGACCACGGCACTGACGCGCGGCCTGATGCTGGCGGCGACGACTAACACGTTCAACCTGGCCGGCGTCAACACCAACCTCACGCTCGGCCGCACGCTGACCGCCACGACGACCACGTTCAATCTCACCGGATCGAACGCCGATTTGGCGCGCGGCATGGTGCTGGCGCCGATCGTGGGCAGCTTTGCAGTCTCTGGCAACTCGGCGGAATTGGTCTACGCGGCGACGATCGCCGCCTATACGCTGTCGGCCACGACGACCGCGTTCAACCTCGCCGGCTCCAATGCGGTGTTGGCTGGCGGCTTTGTGCTTGCGGCCGGCGTGCCAAACGACATCGTTCTATTCGGCGGGGGAAAGCAGCAGACGCTGTTTGGCTTCAGCGACGGCGAGGGCGCGGGGCAGTCGTTCACGTCGGTGGGGACGCAGATCACGGCCGTAACGCCCTACATCGCGGAGGCGGGCGACCCGACTGACGGCGTCGTCGCGAAGGTATGGACCTCGGCCGCGAATTTGCCGGGGACGTTGCTCGGCTCGTCGACCCCGATCCCCGGCTCGGCCATGGCCCCGACGACGTCGGTGCCGTTGCGGTTTGATTTTCCGACGCCGGTCGCGGTCGATGTCGGCACGCAGTATGTCGTCACGTTTACACGCACCGGCGCGGTCGATAGCGGGTTCTACATCGCTGGCTACGGCAACACCGACTTCTACGTGGGCGGCCAATTCATAGCCAATGGCGGGTTCGGTGCCCCCTGGACAAATTACCCACAATTCGACGGCTGGATAACCATCCACCAGGGCACGCCCGCGACGCAGTATCTGCTGGTCGGCCGCTCCGCTGATTTCGTTTTCGGGGAAGCGCCGACTGGCTATGTGCTAACCGCCACGACGGACGCATTCAACCTGGCGGGGTCGAGTGCCCAGCTGACTTACGCCCGATCGCTGGTGCTGTCGGCGACCGCGGGCAGCTTCGCGCTCAACGCCGGCACCGCCGAGCTGGTCTATGCGCCGACCATCCCGGCCTACACCCTGTCGGTATCGCCTGGTGCGCTCACCATCAGCGGCTCAAACACCAATCTGGCGGCGGGCCGGGGGCTGGTGGCGACGGTCGGCGGCTTCACCCTGGCGGGCTCGACCACCAGCTTGTTGCGCGGTCTCGTTCTGGCAACGACGACCAACGCGTTCAACCTGGCGGGGACGACCACCGGGCTCCTGCGCGGCTACCCGCTGACCCTGTCGGCCGGCGCATTCAATCTCAATGGCACCAGCACCGACCTCGCCCTCGGCCGATCGCTGGCGGCAACGGTCGGCAGCATCACGCTGACTGGGACGACCACCGGCCTGATCTACGCGCCTACGGTCGCGGCCTCCTATACGCTGTCGGTGTCGCCAGGCGCATTCAGCCTCAACGGCTCAAGCACCGATCTCGTTCTCGGCCGATCGCTGACGGCGACTGCTGGCAACATCACACTGGCCGGCGCGAACGCCAACCTGGTCTATGCAGCGGCGACCGCCGCCTACACGCTGACGGCAACCGCAGGCGCATTCAGTCTCAACGGCTCGGCGACGCTGCTGACGGCGCGCTACCAGATCACGGCCGCGGCAAGTGCGTTCAATCTGACCGGCACCAGCACCAGCCTGGTGCACGGCTACACGCTGGTGGCCTCGGCCAATAGTTTCGCCTGGACCGGCACCAGTACCGCCTTGATGCGGGGATACGCGGTGGTCGCCGATACGGGGGCGTTCACCCTAACCGGCAACGCCGTCAATCTGACTGCGACGCTGACCTACCGGCTGACGGTCAGCCCGGCGCCGTTCCTGCTGACCGGCAAGGTGGTCGAGCTACAGCCGTTTATGTTCGAGCGACAGCCAGGCCCGATGAACTTCGGCCGACGACAAACCGTGTATCGATGGTGATGCGATGAGTGACACCTACACCATGGGCAAGTACGCCGCGCAGGATGATCCCAACGCGATCGACTGGTCACGCATGAACCAGCCCTTCGGGACGCTGACCGACACCAACCCGGTGCTGCACAGAACCCCGAGCGGCGTCGAGATCCGGCCGAGTGACATCAACCAAGCCGTCGACCTCGGCATGTCGTTCTCTGGCGGCGGGCTGGCGACCAAGGCGGTCAAGCCCAAGGCAGCACCTGGCGAAATCCTGAACCCAGGTAACATACCGGGAACGATCGACATCCCCGTTCATGGTCCGTCCCAGCCAATCAACGCGCCCTACATCCAGAACCCGCAACGGGTGGCCAACCCCGGTGTTTACAAGCGCCCTGACGTGATTGCGGCCGAGGCCGCGGCTCGGGTCGAGCCCGAGCATCCAGCCCTGAAGGAGCTGTTTGGCGTCACCCGGCAGGATCTCTACGACATCAGCCAGCAGGGCCGGCGCCAGGGCAACATGACGCCAGAGCTGTGGCAACCGAGCAAGCCTGGCAGGCCCAACGAGGCCGCGCTGGCGGTAATGAACCCGGCCAATGAGCAGCGCATCCTCGACACCCTGGCCGAGGCGCGCAAGCACCCTGGCCTAGAGCAGGGCATGGTGCCTTGGTACGTCATGGACCCGATGTACCAGCGCATGGTCAAGCTGGTCGGTCCCGAGCGCGCGGCCAAGGAGTACATGGATTTCAATATGTCCGTGACGCCGTTCTCGGCGGGCTCAAGCGTGCCGGCCGAGATCAACCGCGGCACCGCCGCCAACATGATGCGCAAGCGCGGCGAGTACGACGTTTTCGAGAAGTACGGCGGCCTGGCCGCGGACAAGCGCGGCATGGCCGACTACCCGGAGATCCTGCGCGACGTCAAAGGCATGATGGGTCACCTCAACCAGGCCAGCCCGGTGCGGCGCTATTTCGAGACCGGCAAGCACGGCTACGGCGATGCCAACGTAAAAATCGATCTTTACTCTGGCGCCTCGGGCGTGCCGGAGACCGGCTTCCAGACCACCGGCGCGGTTCCGGATGCACACTTCACACGCGCGATCGGCATGCCCGACGCCCGTAAGAACCCCAACGACTTCAACGAGTACATGATCGGCACCGAGTATCGGCAAATTGGCCCTTGGTACAAGCAGAAGATCGCTGATCCCTTGGGTATAGAGGCGGTGCCGACCCAGGCGCTGATGTGGGGCACCTACGGACCCCAGACTGGGGTCAAGACCAAGATCGGCGCCGGCAAGCTGGAATTGATCTCCAAGGCGATGTGGGAACGCGCCCAGAAGCTGGGTATCGATCCCAGGACGTTCCGCGACCAGGTGCTGCGCGGCGAGCAGCACTCTGAACTAGAGGACGACAACCGCGGCATGGGAAGCCTCGCCGCACAAAGCCGCTACGGCTAACAGGAGGACTACGCGATGGCTCAATCTGCACTGACGGTTACCCCCGAGAACCCGACACCCCCGACAAATATGTCGTCGATCGGAGTGACGCCCCCTAACCCGCTCAAATATGACCCGCTGCTCTATCAGGCGGCGTCAAACGATCCGCTGCACCCCAACGATCCGCACTACCCGCAGTATGGCTCGGCGCCGTTCTTCGACGACGGCGTTCCGGCGCCGACGACCTCCCTCGGCTCACTCAATGAGCCAACCGGCAACCCGTCCAAGGTCGTATTTGCGGCGGCGCATGCCACCGTGCCGATCTCAACCGACGTCATCACTCTCACCAGCAAGCCGCATGAGGGCGCCGGCACCGAGTTGGCCGTGACCCAGACTTACGGATCGGGGATCTACAACCCCGGCGGGGCGTGGGTCTCGGCATCGACCGGGCTGACGCTGACGCCTGGCACGCTCAACAGTCCTAACGCCACGCACGCCTCGTCACTGTCAAATAACGCCGCGACGACACTGACGGGGGCCACCGGTGCTAGCAACGTATCTGGCGGCGGCACCACCACGCTGACGGTCACAGGTACCGGCTTCACCCGCGCCAGCATCGTCACCATCAACGGCGCCAACCAGATCACCAACTACGCCAGTCCAACGTCGCTGACGGTCACCAATGCCCAAAAGAAACCAACCGCCGGCACGCTGCCGGTCACGGTTGTCACCAACGGAGCGGCAACGGCGCCGGTGAACTGGACCCTGACATGATCCGCAGCATCAACGACCCAGGCGGCGCCGGGTGGGACGGCATGACACCCGGCAGCATCAACGAACCGCAGGCGATGCCTGCGGCCATGCCGACGATCGAGGGCTACAACCCTCCTGAGGCGACCGAGGGTGAGGACGTTTTCGTCGTCGTTCACGGCACCCACTTCATCCCCGAATGCTACGTCATCTTCGATGGCGGGGCGCTGGCGACGACATTCGAGGCTGAGAACAAGATCAACGCCACCCTGCCGGCCAGGCCGGCGGGGGACTACACGATGATGATCGGCTACGGCCCGACCGAGAACGGCCCCAGGACGCAGCCGGTAAACTTCACCTTCACCAAGGCCGAGGAGGTGATTGACGAGACCGACGAGGATCTCGCCGACCCTGACGTCATGGAAGAGGAGATCGAGGCCGCCGAGGAGGAGGGTGACTTCCAGCCGACCCACGCCGACCACAAGCCAAAATCGAAATCGAAGCCGGCGAGGAAGAAGAAATGACCGAGTTGGTCGAGACCGCGCCAGGGCGTTGGCGGGTAAAGCGCAAATGCGCCATTTCAAATGCGCAAATGCGCTCTGACTTGCCAATGCCTTACGTCATCAGCGATATTATGGAGCCAACAGAACAGGTTAACGGCGTCTTTTACACCAGCAAATCCGCATTCCGTAAGGTCGGCCGCTCCCTCGGCCTGACGGAAATCGGCAACGAAAAGCTGCCGCCTAGAAACAGGTCGCAGCTTTTCGCCGGCGAGAAGCGCAAACGCCGCGAGGCAATTGCGCAGTCGATCGAGAAATACAAGGCCGGCCATAGAGTTACGCAAAAGCGTTAATGCGTCATTGGTCAGCATTGGTCAGCATTGGTCAAATAGGCCACCGATTGTGCAAGTTGTGAACAGTTTTGAACACTTGCATAAGTTGTAATGCCGTAACGGGTATCTGAAGAAAAACCGCGGTCAGCCTGACCGCACCAACCCAGCCGGTTCAGCCCGGCGACCGTTACGGAGCGACATATGAGCGATACCAGCACCCCCGTGGCACCGCCACAGAGCGCCCCCAGTGCGCCGGCACCCGCACCTCCCCAGGAAGTGCCCGTCAACGTCGACCAGACCACCACGCCTACCCCTATTGGATCTCAGGCCCCAGAACGGCCCGTGAACGCCACCCCGAGCCGGCGCGAGGCGATCCAGGCCGCGTTCGACCGCGCCAACAGCCCCCAGGCGAAGGGGGTTGCAAATAGAGATGAAAAATCCGCGCCTAAACGCAACCCCCCTACTGCCGAGGCCAAGGCCGGCCACAACAACCCGCCAGAACCCACTGAAAACGAAGGGATAGATCTCAAGAAGCGGCCGGGCGACCAGCCCCGCGATCGCGGCCGGTTCGCGCCCCGCAGCGGTCAGCCTGACGCATCAAATGCCCAAAATGCCCAAAATGCCCAAAATGCCCAAAACGGGAAGGGTACGAACGGCACCGGCGCGGAGCCGCCCCAACCCTACCCTTCGCTGCCGGCGCACGCGCCCTACTCCCAGCCCCCGGCCAGGATGGCCGAGCACGGCAAGCGCGATTGGGCGGCGACGCCCGAGACCGTCCGCGGCGAGATCTACCGGATGCACGACGAATTCGGCAAGGCCTACGAGGCCTACCGCGGCGCCCATGAGGCCTTCCAGCCGATCGCCCGCTTCCACCAGATGGCGCAGCAGCACGGCACCACGCTGGAGAAGGCGCTGACCAACTACACCGGGATCGAGATGAAGCTGCGCTCGGACCCGCTGGCGGCGATCGACACCATTATCACCAACCTCGGCCTGGTCGATCCCTCGAACGGGCGCCGGCTTGGCGCCAGGGACTGGGCCTACACCATCCTCAGTCAGTCGCCCGAGCAGCTCCGGATGATGCAGCAGGGCAACCAGCAGACCGCGGCCAGCCAGCAGATCGGGGCCCTGCATCAGGAGATCGTGGGGCTGAAAAATCACTTGCAACAGATGCAGACCCAGCAGCAATATACCTACACCCGCAGTGCAGTTGATCAATTTGCTGCCTCCCACCCGCGGGTCGACGAACTAGGAGAGGTGATCGCAAACGAACTCCGTCTGGGGTTCGACCTTGAGACCGCCTATCAGAGGGCAGAGCTACTCCACCCTGCCGCCCGCGCCGCTCAGACCGGCACCCCATCGGCTCAGACCCGACCCACAGACCGTTCGATTTCTGGAAGTCCCGACGTGTCTCCCTCAAACGGAGCGTCGCGCAGACCAGGACCACCGCCCGGTCGCCGAGAAGCCATAGCCGAAGCGGTCAGACATGTCCGCGGCGGCCTCTGAGTTTAAACCCATGGGAGAGGCATTATGCCCCAAATAGCATCCACCGCTCAGTATCAGCAGATACTCAGCATGTCGCTTGAAGCGCGATCGTCAAGTTACCAAGACCTTGTCTCCAACAACAACGCCCTGCTCGCCGTCATGAAGCGCAAGGGCATGTGGCAGACCTATAGCGGGCCACGCATTCGGCAGACGCTCCAGGTCAGCAAGCAAATTGCGCAGTGGTATGCGGGATACGATGAGTTGCTCAATCCCGCGATCGATCTGTTCAATGACGCCTACTACGAACCAAAAATGGTCGTGGTGCCGATCATCCTCTCGATGCAGGAGATCCTCAACAACGAGGGCGACAATCAGCTGATGGACGTTCTCGACAGCTACATGGAAGCCGCCGAGAAATCCCTCAACGACGCCATGGATGTTGCGATCTACGGTGACGGCTCGGCCAATGGCGGCAAGCAATTGACCGGCCTCAAGACCGCGATCCCGATCGCCAACAATGCCGGCGTCTATGGCGGCATCGACCGCTCGCAGGCGGCCAACGCGATCTGGCGCACCACGACCTACGACCCGCATGGCGTGGCGCCGGCGATCTCGCTGTCGACCTTCGGCACCCAGATCAACAAAGACACCATCCGCCCGATGCTGAACTACATCATGACGCGGCAGTCCCGCGGCAAAGACCACGCTGATCTCTTGCTGATGAGCCCTGAGCATTACGCACAATACGACACGGCAACGCTCGCCATCCAACGCCAGACCAACGAGACCTCGCTCGGCAAACTGGGGTTTAGCGCGCTGGAATATATCGGCGGCGGAAAGCGTGCGGAAATCGTGCTTGACGGCGGTATTGGCTCCAACATGGATGCCAATACAACCTACGGTCTAGACACCAGCAGTCTCCGGCTGCGTTATAACCCGTCGCGAAACTTCGATAAACTTTTCGACGGTGATGGCCAAATGCCTATAGATAAAGACGCAATTGCTCAGTTCATCGGATGGATGGGCGAGCTAACAATGACCAATCCGCTGTTCAATTGGAGATTGTACGACAGCAATCCTGCTGCGTAACAACCTATAAGTGTTTGGCGAGTGGCTTAGATACCCGGCTCGCCAAGCCCTTAGACCGGGGCCGTTGTGGGAGCGGCGGTCCCGGTTATAAACCCAGGAGACACCCATGCAGTTCCTAAACAACAGCCGCGATCCCGATAGCACCATCGTGGCGATCTTCAAGAACATCGCGGCGAAGAACGAGAGCAAGACCGCGGAGGCCGGCCGCCCAATATTTGACGACGTCGAAGTGGTCGAGCTGCACTACCCCGGCTCCAAGAATTACGGCGTCTATCCCTCGACCGCGTTCTCGCATTGGGGCGATGACCCCTCGACCGGTGATCGCCTGCGCATCACCTACGCCGAGCGGTTCAAGCGCCAATACATGCAATTCAAGCAGCAACAGCACCAGACCACGTCAGGCACGCCGCTGGCGTATGCGACCTTCCTCACCGAGGGCAAACGCGCTGAACTCCGCGCGCTCAACGTCTACACCATCGAGGCCTTGGCCGCGATCGACGGCCAGGAGCTGAAGAACCTCGGCCCTGGCGGGCGTGACTGGAAGAACCAGGCGACCGAGTACCTCACTGCAGCCGAGGGCCGATCGCACGACACCAAGCTGGTGGCCGAGCTGGAGGCGCTGCGCAGTGCCAACGCACTGATGCAGGAGGATCTCAAGCTGCTGAAGGAGCGCACTAAGGAGCCTGGCGAGGACGAGTTCGACAGCATGAGCCTCGACCAGCTGCGCGACTTCATCACCGCCAACACCGGCCAGACGCCGCAGGGCGCGATAAACCGCAAGACCCTGGCGCGGATGGCACGCCAGGCCCGACCGGATAAGGCGGCCTGACATGACGCTGTTGTCGGTGGTGAAGGATGTCTGCGCCGTTGTCGGGGTGCAAATCCCGACGTCGGTATTCTCTGGCATCGCCGGCAACCGCACCATGACCGAGATGCTCTCGCTCGCCAATGAAATGGCGCAGCGCATCGCCTACGACACCCGCGACTGGACGCGGCTGCGCACCACTGCGACGATGACCGGCGACGCAGTCTGGACCGGCGTGCCACTATCGTCGGCGGCGAACGATCAAGTGTGGGTCGGTGGCACCACCGCCTTCAACCTCCCCGCCAACTACCAGCGCATGCTGCTGACGACCAATGTCTGGCGCTCATCGTCGACGATGACGCCGATGACGTTCATGCCCAACACCGACGAATGGACATGGACCCGTGCCCGTAACTGGACCGCCAACCCCCATGGCGAATGGACGATCATGGGCGGCAAGATCCACCTCTCCCCGGCATTATACGGCATCAAGCCGGCCTATGGCGGGGTCGCCGCCATCCCGGCCGAGACTGCCTCCTTCACTTACCTGGACAAGAATTGCGTCGCACTGAGCAGCGGCGGCTACGGCGACAGCTTCCTCAACGATCTCGACACTTTCGTGCTTGATGAGCGGATCTTAAAACTTGGAATGATCTGGCAGTGGAAGGCCAACAAGGGCTCCTCCTACGCCGAGGATATGGGCAGTTACCAAGACGCCCTGGCGGTGGCGGCGGGACACGATAGCCCGGCGCCGATCATCATCGGGCGGATGCCGATCTCGTCGAGTTCGCGCGTGGCGTACCCCTACACAACGCCGGGATAGCCGCCATGCCCCAATATCAAAATTTCCGCCGCCAGCCGATCCCCGCGCAAGTCGCGCAGCAGACGCAGACCACGACGATCCCGGCGCCGACGCGCGGCCTGATCGACAGTGAAAACTACGCCTTCATGCAGCCGGCCGGCGCGATCATGCTGGATAATTTCAAGCCGACCATGCGCAGCATCCAGGTCCGCGGCGGCTGCAAGCGGTGGTGCGATCTGCACGCGCTCGACGCGCCGGCGTGGGTGCGCTCGCACGTCTACACGGTCGGCAACACGGCCTATGACACCGCAGACGGCACCTTCTGGAACGTCGCCGTCGCCCATACCAGCACTGCCGTATCAACCGCGACATTTGCTGGTGAGCGCCTCGCGCATCCTACCTTCTGGGTCGCCAACACTACGATCCTGCGCAAGCGCGTGGTCTCCAGTTTCGAGTATTCATCCGGCAACATCCAGCGGATGTTTGCCGCGCAAGACACCAAGCTGTTCGACGTCACCTTCTCGACGCCGACGCTGGTCAAGAGCGGCCAGGCCAGCGGCAATTACGTCGCCAGCCAGCTCGCCAACATGGCCGGCGATTGGATGCTGGTACTCAATGACGCCGGCGATTATCCGCTGCGCTACGACGGCACCACCTGGGAGACACTCAATCCCGCCTACACGCCGCCGGGCGGCAAGCCGTCGAAGATCTCGGTCAACCTCACCACCTACCCCGGCGCCACCGTCGTCAACGGGCACAACCTGGTCTACGTCTGCAAGTACCGACGTCGGTTCTTCTTCATTGAAGGCGGCTCGATGAATGCCTGGTATCTCGGCATCGACAGCGTCGGCGGCAATCTCGATTTGATCCCGCTCTCCGGGTCAGCAACCCAAGGTGGGAAGCTGCTCTGGTGTGCAACCTGGAGTATAGATGCCGGCGACGGCATCGACGACAAGCTGGTGTTCTGCACCGACCATGGCGAGCTGCTGATCTTCACTGGATCTAATCCGGCTGACGCTGCCAATTGGCGGCAAGAAGGCCGCTACCAAGTGCCGGCGCCGATGGGGATGAACGCGCATATTTCGCTCGGCGGCGATCTCTTGATCGCCACCGTCGAGGGCATCGTGCCGGTCTCGGCCGCGATCACCAAGACCTCGGGTGATCTCGACCTCTCGATGATCACCAAGAACATCAAGCAAACCTGGCGCCAGGAGGCGATCGCCAAGAACAACATGCCCTGGGTGATGGAACGCTGGGACGAGTATGGCGGCATGTTCGTCACGCTGCCCGGCGGGGCGCCCGGCAAGCAGCTCTGCCTGGTGGTCAATACCGGCACCGGCGCCTGGTGCCGCTTCACCGGCTGGGACGCAACGTGCTGGATCAGGCTCCGCGGCGATATGTATTTCGGTACCCAAGACGGCCTCATTCAGCAGGCCGATCGCGGCGGCAATGACGATGGCAAGCAGTACGTCGCCACTATGGTCGGCGGCTGGGAGATGTTTCAATCGCCGGCGCAGACCATCACCTGGCGCCAGGCGCGGGCGTCACTGACGTCGAAGGCCAACGCCTCCTCGCAGCCGCAGCTCTCAGCCTGCACCGACTACGTCGTCAACGTGCCGCCGGCGCCGCCGGCCGACACCGACCCTGGCGTGCTTGATGTCTGGGACCAGGGTCTTTGGGATGCGATGAAATGGGACCAGGACGTGCCGCCATTTTCAGTCGTGCATAACACCGGCTGGGTTTCGATTGGAATGACCGGCTACTCCCACGCGCCGGTGGTGCAGATCACGATGAACCAACGCGCCAAACCCGACGTGGAGCTGATCAGCATCTCCGCGACCTATGAACGCTGCGGCGTCAACGTCTAGAGGGAGTATCGGCTATGTCGTTCCTGGGTGACCTATCTCCTGGCCAGGGCCTCGCCAACAATGCGTTCAACCTCGGCCAGAACGCTGCCGCGATGGGGCAGCAACAGAATTACTTCGGCGGCATTTCCAATCTGGGGCAGCAGAACCAGAACACGTTGGATAACGCCTATGGCCCGAATGGATTTGGTGGAGACACGGCGTACTACGCCGGCCTCGGCGCTTCTTATGGGCGCGCTGTCCCCGGTGAGATCTACGGCGGCAGCAGTGGCCCGATGGGTAGCGTGTTCGATACCGGCGCGTCGGCTTTCAACACTTACGGCGTATCGCCTGAGATGTGGTCGCGAATGTCGCCTGCCGACATGCAGAAGTTCAATCAAATAATGGCCGGGCAGAACGCTCAACCCGTAAGTAACGGAGATCCCGGCGCTAGCTTCGATGATCGGTATTCCGCAGCTGCGCCGGCGGCCAGCTTCGATGACCGGTTTGGGCAGTATGGCGGCGCCACGCAACAGCAGCAGCAGAACCAGCCCGCGATCGATGCCGTCAATAACTTCGCCAAAGGCGTGCCGCAGCTGTCTGATTTTGGGCCCAACTACGGCAATCCTAATCAGTCCATGCAATTCGGCGGCGGTGCCTCCAACAGCTACGGTGTCGATCCCTCGCTCTGGGGGCGCATGTCGCCGAGCGACAAGATGTCGTTTAATCAGCAGATGGCGTCGCAGAACGCCATGCCGGTCGCCACGTCACCTGTTGATACTTCATGGACGACCGACAGCTACGGCAACCAGGTGCCGCGCGCCTACGGCAACACCGGCGCTGATATGTACAGCCCCGGCGCCTATGCGCCGTCGCAGCCGCCAGAATTCGGCGGCAACAGCCCGATCAAGGGCGTGCCGAGTTCTGGCGTGATCGGGCCGCAGATGGACCCGTTTACCGATTACCCGTGGAACGGCAATCCGGCCGCGAACGTGGATTATCGCTTCCCGCAGAATGACTGGCAGACGCAGAATTACATCAACCAACTGTACCAGGGACTGAACAACATCGGTGGTGGCAGCACGCTGAAGAAAGAGGACTTCCCCGGCGGCGATGCCGCCTACAGCCGCGGGGGAGGCTAGGCCATGCTCGAATACATCTTCGGTCATGACGAAGTGATCGCCAATTTCGTCGCGCAGTTTATCCCTGAATGCCGTGAGCGCGGCTTCGGCAAGTGCCGGGCGATCGGCATCGCCGACGAGACCGGTTTGCTCGCTGGCCTCGTCTACAAGAATTACCAGCCTGAACTTGGCACCATCGAGATCTCCGCGGGCGCGCTGCCGGAAACCAACTGGTACTCACGGCGCACCATCCAGATCATGCACGAATACCCGTTCCAGCAATGCGGATGTCAGATGGTGATCATCACCACCATGGCCGACAACATGATCGTGCAGCGTATCCTCGCCGCGATCGGCTACAAATTCTATCGCATCGAACGCCTCGGCGGCCGTGACAAGGACGGCATCGTCGCCACACTCACCGACGATCAATGGGAAGCCAGTAAGTACAACGTCAACCACAAGCGTGAACAGAAGGATGCCGCCTGATGCCCCCCTATGGCCAGCCACCGCAGCAGCCTGGTGGAGGCGTTGCCAGCCAGCGCGACGCCATCACCCGCGCGCTCATGAACATTGCCCAGCCACCGCCGCAGGCGCCCCCGCCGCAGATGCCGCAGGGCCGGCCGCCGATGCCGATGGCGCCGCAGGGCCAGCCGCCGATGGGCGCCCCGCCACCGGGCGCCCCGATGCCGGCGGCGCCGCCCTCCAGCATGCCGGTCTCGGCCGGCGTGTCGCCGCCGATGGGCGCCGGTGCGCCGCCGATGCCGCAGGGTGTGCCATCACAGATGCCGCCTGCTCCGCAAGGCATGCCGCCGATACCGAATGGCATCCAGCAGCCGCAGATGCCGCCGCAAGGCATGCCGTCACAGATGCCGCCACGGAGGTAGCCACGCCATGAGCAAGCCAGACCCTCCGACACCGCCTAACCCGGTCGCAACCGCGGCGGCGCAGACCGGCACCAACGTCACGACGGGGATCGCCAACGCGTGGCTTAACAACACCAACCAGGTGACGCCGGATGGGTCGCTGACCTACAGCGCCCCCACCATGCAAACCCTGACCGACCCAAGCACGGGCGTGTCGTACCAGATCCCGCAGTTCACGGCGACGCAGACGCTCTCCCCGACAGGTCAGCAGCTCAAGGACATCAACAACCAGACCAAGCTGAACCTGGCCAACATGGGCCAGCAGCAATCGTCGTCGATCAGCAATCTGCTGTCGAAGCCGATGGACTTCTCTGGCGCACCGCAGGCGGGATCATCTGCCGGGCTCAAGGGCGTGCCGCAGGCGCTGACCTCATTCGACGCCGGTGGTCCCATCACCAAGACCTATGGACCGGAGGATAACTTCTCAGCTGACCGCCAGCGCGTCGAAGACAGCCTGATGGCTCGCCTTAACCCGCAGCTGAACCAGCAGCAGGACAAGATAGCGCAGCAGCTCGCCGACCAGGGGATCAGGTACGGGTCAGCCGCGTATAACAACGCTTTTACTCCGTTCAACCAGCAGGCCAATGACGCTCGCTTTGCCGCCATCAACCAGGCCGGCACCGAGCAGCAGCGCATGAACGACATGGCGGCGCAGCTGGCGGCCTTCCAGAACCAGGCGCAGGGGCAGCAGTTCACGCAGAATGCCGCACTCGGCACTTTTGCCAATGCAGGCCTGGCGCAGCAGCTCGGGCAGCAGCAGTCGATCTTCAACGCCGACCAGGCCGGCCGCAACACCTGGATGCAGGAGCAGTACGCGCAGCGCAACCAGCCCATCAACGAGATCACTTCGCTGATGTCTGGTTCGCAGATCAACCAACCTAACTTCGTCAACACGCCGGGGTCGCAGATCGCGACCACCGACTTTGCCGGCATTACGAACCAAAACTTCC